GTCGAGCGCGCCGAGGGCAGAGGCTGAAAATTAGTGGGTGTTGTCATTTATAGCCCCCAAATACAGACGCCTTGAATGGTGGGGAGCGGCGGTGAAAGCAGGACCGCGCCCGTGACTAGGTTGTCCCAATTAGTGCTATCATTATCTAAGCCAGACCTATAAATCGTAAAATTAAAGAGCTGACTCATCTGCTCATCTGAGTCAGGCCTCACGGTGATAGTGTGGGAGCTCCACCCGTTGGCTGTGACCTCTATCTCTTGACCCATGATCACAATGGGGAGGGTGGGATAGGTGGCGCTAATGTTGACCGCCTTGAGGTAGACCGTGATGGTGTAGGCGCTATCCTCAAACACCTCAAACGGGATAAAGACGGGGCTAAATAGGACCTCAATATCACCCACGCCAAGATAGAGCGCGGGGGCGGGGTCAGTGTATGAGGTGGGCGCGGCGGCTAGGTTATCTACGCCGCTCCATGTGGTGTACATGATAGGCCGCCGCCTGAGAGTCTCTATATTCTCCAACATGTCCACACCCCACCGTGAAGATAGAGGGTAATCATTCCCCACCCTGTTGATCCCAAAGGGTGTGAAGGTGTTGGTTCCATCCGTGAGCGCTCCCGTTGAGACAGGTGAGCTCTTAGGGACCCACCGCGCCGCTATCATCCTGATCTCATGACGATTGGGTGTCCCCGTTGTGTGCTTCACTTCAATACTCAACACACCATAGTTAGCCGTGGGCGTGGTTGTGATAATCAGGCTTTGCTCAATAACATGAGGCCCCGCGCCTGTGGCTAGGGTCTCAACATTGTCTGAGTTTGAGCCAATGGTCAGGGTGGACCTCACGCCCCCTGGTCCCGCCGCTATGTAGTGGATGTGGAGCTCATAGTGGTCATGGCTAATGATGGGGATCACATACTCAACCATAGTCTGGTAGGTGGTCCCATGTTGCTCAAACTGACCATCAGCCCACGCTTGGCTCACCACGTTATGTGAACCACCATGAGCCCATAGATAGTTGGCTGTCTCACTCATGGCTGTGATAGCGCCCTCACCTATGGGCTGACCCGCCACCACGGTGACCTCATCAGCCAAAGTGGGCGGGCTTGTAAAGCTGTTACTCATAGGTGCTCCAATCTCATGGCCACGGGAACGCGCCGCTTGAGTGAGCCAAAGGCTAGGTCATAGGAGGCGGTGACGAGAGAGCACCTGAGCCGCCCTTGGTCACCATTGTCCTCTGATGTGTAAACCAGATCATAAGGCGGTTGAGTGAACGTGATGAGCCCTGACCTGAGCGAGCGCCGAGAGTCCCCCCACCCTTGGTAAAAGTTTACCCGCTCACCATTTGGAGCGTAAGGGATGAAGGCGTCTGTGAAGTGTCGGTATAGGTCACGAACATCAAGGAGCGCGTCAAGGTCAAAGGCTAGCGCGCTTGTGGTGTAGGTCCCTATTAGATTGGAGGTGTAGCCGCCGCCAATCTTACGCCGCGCTTGGGTCACGCTCTCCACTGTATAGTGATGATCCTGATAAGGGCGCGAGGGGAATAGGCCACCGGGAAGGGGATGCTCAGCAACAATACGCGCCACATAGGGCGTCCCTGTTGTCCCCATTGGCTCAGCGTCCTCCCTGCCTGAGAAGCCAAGGCGGTCTCTGAATGATGTGTCGAGCCATGAGAAAAGCCCGTCTGACATATACCAGACCTCTACATGTCCCACGTCATTGATCAGCCACCTGATCTCCTTGGAGCTCTGGTCAATGATGAGTTGCTCTAAGCAGTCTGTGGGGGCGAGGTCATCAACGTCACCTGAGCCGCGCTCCCTCATCATGGTCAACACATCCTGAGCGGGCCACGGTCTATTCTGCTGAGAGCGGAAGGCGTCAAAGCTAGTCCCTAGCAGATCGTCAAATTGATAACGCTCACCTGAGTACACCCCGCGCGTCCAATCGTTGGGGGCGGTCACGCTGAAGTTGGCCCCATCTGGTGCGGCCGTGGTGGTCCCTAGCCCTAGCACGTCAGCGTCTAAAGGCGTGACCCTAAAGATGAGGTCTGATGTGATCTTGATTTTATCATCTGAGGTAAGGGTCACGGTCCATGTGGTGTTGAAGGTGGCCAGAGAGCTGAGCGCCTCTTGGAAGGTCCCCATAGCATTGGTCACGCCTGTGGGGTCAGCTACGCCGCGCCCATTGAGGAAGAATAGCCCATCCTCATAGACGCCTGAGCCTGTGGCGTAGGAGGGGAGGCTGATATCTGTGGCGTTATACCTCACCACATCAACGCCCGCCCACTGTCGAGCGTCAAAGGCGGCTAGGAGAGCAAAGTCAGGTGCGGGTGTATTGTAAGGCATGGATCACCTCCCCATGTTAAAGCGAGCTGAGCCGCGCGGCGCTGAGTTATAAGTCCTCACTAGCTCATTCATCATAGCGCGCCGCGCCGCCTCCTGGCTGTCATAGATCACAGCGCCGCCGAAATTGATATTAACCACAGTCTCACGGGTTTCAGCCCGCTCACGTTGAGGAGCTCCCGCCACCTGTGGAGCTCCTGATGGTGAGGCCGTTGTCCCTCCTCCCGCCGCTGTACCACCACCGCCTACGCCAAGAGCTCCCGCCCCCGCGCGCGCCGCCGCCGCCGCCGCTCCATAAGCCGCCGCGCTCGCCGCTAAATTGCCAGCTTCAACAGGATTAACAAAGAACATGGCAAGAGCTTGAGCCCCCTTCATAAGACTTTGAACGGTGGCCTCAATGGCTAGTGACTTGAGGATCTCACCTGTGGCCTGTTTAAAAGTCTTACCTGACACATCACCAAACAAGATGGCCTCAGCGGTTGCCTTTGCAAAGCCTTTCCCATAGTCGTCAATGATCTGGCCAAGCGTAGCCGCCGCCGCGTTCACTTCAGAGGCTGTGCTCTTTGTGAGCTCCTTGGTGAAGTTTTGGAAGTTAGCCACCATCTCTATCTGAGCCTTGACCTCATCCTCCATTTGCTTCTTACGACCCGCGGCGGTCTCGGATTGCATCTTTCGGTAGGCTTCATCCTGACGCTTTAGCCTGTCGAGCTCCCGCGCCTCTGCCTGGTCCATAATTGTCTGAGTCTCTAGTTGATATTGCTTGAGGACAATGGCGCGCTTCATGGCGTCATCTTTGGCGAGCTCAAGCCCTGTCTCATAACGCTCACGAGCTAAAGCCAGGAGCTCATCATCCCCCTCTTTGGTGAGCTTAATGTCTAGCTGTCTAATCTGGCTCTCTTGGACCAAGGCGAGCCGCTCAGCTTGGATGGCTTTGAGCGCCGCCGCCTGAGCCTTAGCCGCTGATGTGTCCTTAGATCTGCTCTCAGCCTTCTTAGCGTTTAGCTCTGCTATCTTCTGTGAGAGGATGGTGTCCTTTAGGGCCTCCTCATTAAGAGCCTTAATAGCAGCCTCTTGAGCTTTGACAAATGAAGCGAGATCCTCCCGCCCCATCTTCTCAAGCCTGAGGAGGTCAGCGGTCTTGGCGCGCTCGACATTCCGCGCGGCTGTGAGCTTGGCGGCGTCCCCTGTCACCCTTGCCTCAATCTCAAGGGCTTGGATGGTGGCGCGCTGAGCTATGAGCTCCTTGGCCTTGGTCTCAAGGTTCTCTTTTGATTGCTCCTCAAAGTCCTTATAAGTCTGAGCGGTCCCTTCAATAAGCTTGTTGACCCTTGCCTGTTCATTAGCAATCCCTGAGAAGGCCTCTGTGGTTGCCTTCTGAGCCGCCACATAGTCCTGTTCAGCTTGAATCTTAGCCCTGGTCAATACAGGGATGAGGCGCCCATCCTTAATAGCTTGAGCCTCAGCTTTAGAGAGGGCGGCGCGGGCCTCCGTCTGCTTCTGTAGAGCTTCAGCCTCAGCTTGTAAAACCTTATTGGCCTTCTCTACTCTAAACTGTAGGAGCTCCTTTTGGATCTGAGCTTCAAGGTTAGCTCTGGCATATTTGAGGAGCTCCTCACGTGCAGGGACAAACCCTCTCTCAGCGAGCGCCTCAAGCTTGCTCTGTAGGTCACCCGCCGCCGCGCCAAAGGCCGCTTGACGCGCCTCAGCCTCAGCCGCCGCGCCGCTAAACTGTCTGAAGGCCTCGACCCCCGCCGCCACCGCCGTGGTGAGGAGCCCTATAGGACCCAAGAGCGCCGTGATACCCGCGCCGCCTGTTGACACTGACTTGATAGCGGAGCCCATCTCTGAGAAGGCGGTCACGCTCGACCCCACAGCGTCTGAGACAGCGTTGAGGCTCTCGCCCATTTGTTGGTTTGTCTTACTTACGAGCTCACCCACGCCCTTGAAGCTCTCACCAATGCCCTCAGCGCCCTCTTTGATCTGATCAATACCTTTGAGGGTGTCCTTTTCGCCTTTGAGCTCGACTTCAATCTCTATTGTATTCTCAGCCATGTTGGGCCTCCTGTAGAGCTTGCTCACGTTGTCGCATGATGAGCTCCTCAGTGTTGTGGTGTAGCACGTCAAGCGCCTCAATTATTGCACAGGTGGGGCGCGGATAGCTAGACGCTATGGTGGTGAGCCCCTGCCTGTGTCTGTGATAAGCCTCTATAATTGAGGCGGCCCTGTTCATATCAGCCACAGGGCATGACCTGACCTTAAGGTCAGAGAAGCCGCCGCCACAGTTTGGCGCTACTCGATAACCTGGGACAAACACGCCCACCTCATCACGCTGAGAGAGCGGGAGGCCCTCCTTGAAGGGGCCGCCACAGTTGCCACGCTGACGCCTCAGAGCAGGGCGCGCCCTGCACTGATCACAAGACCACCCACGCCCCCCGCTGTTGGCAAGCCAGACAGAGGAGGCGAGAGCTATTTTCCCCGCACACCTCGAAGGCGGATGCGGTGAATATGGTTAACGAGCTCCCCAATGACTTGGAGGCGATGGGCCTCTGGCTTAATGAGGTCGAGCTTTCCCTCAGCGGGCTCTCCATCAATGCTGATGAGAGAGGCCTTGACCATCTCCACAAACACACTGTTGAGGTAAGCCTGATAAGAGGCGAGCGCCGCGCGCTCATCCTCCTCAAGCTCATGGTGCCATCTCGCTTTAGCCCGCTCCTCATCTGGTGACTCAAGCCACAGGAGCCGACCAAGCTCTGAACGTGTGTATGCTCCCGCCGTGACCTCAGCCGCCTCACGGTCAGAAGGTGAGAGGGCCTTGAGGGTGAACACAGTCGCACCTTCCACCCCGCCAAGGTCACTCGGCTCACCACTCTCAAGGTAGGCGTCCACCTGCTCAGGAGTAGCGGTGACGGATGGGTCACAGGTGACCACCACATCAATGGTGAGGTCAGCGTCAGGGAGGAAGGTGAGCGCCATGATTAAGAGCCTTTACCAAGAGCCAAGCGGAAGGGCGTATTGTACGCCGTGTTTGAGTCAGCAATATCACCACCAAAGCGGGAGGCCTTATAGGTGAGCGTCTGCCTGACAATGTCATTACCGCTCACGTCATACTTGGATGGATCAGCCGTGAGATAAGCGGCAGGAAGCATGAAGGCCCCGCCCTGACCCGCCGCCAATGGACCAAAGCCCACCAAGACTTGGCGTAAGGTGCGGTTGAAGAAATCATCATTGAGTGAGGTCTCTGGTGAGGAGAGCGTGAGCGTGAGCTCCACATCCACATCACTGACCTCCATATCACTCATAGCCAGGATGCTATTTGAGTGACCCTTAGGTGTGAGCGTATTGGTGACCGTGAGGGTGAAGTCCTCACAGTCAAGCTCTGTCCTTGCCAGGGTGTCACCTGTTGAGGCGTCTGTGAGGGAGGTGGGTGAGGTCGAGCTCACCACCACATAGGAGTCACGGAAGAAGCAAGGCGCGCCGCCGCTGTTATAGACAGGCTCAACAGGGCCAGAGGCCGCGCCGTGGTTGTCTTGGATAATGGCCGCCTGATAAGTGAGGTCAGCCATGACCCGCCCATTGTCAAGGCTGAGGCTCAGGCTCTCAAGCTTACAGCCATAGGCATAGCTCAAGAAGTCAACACCCTCCACCTTGAAGCTGAGGCTGTGGGTCACATCACCAAGGTCACCACGCTGAGCGGGAAACCAATTCTGCATAATGCGGGTGGTGGGCGTCCCCGTGAAGCCAGAGGTAAAAGCAGGGCTCACGGTCACGTCACCCCCCACGTCATTATCAGTGACCGCGCTATACTCAGCGCGCCCGTTGATGTACACGCCAATAAGGCCACCGCTGACGTAGTTAGTGGACGCCGTGGTGGGTGTGAAGGTGTTGAAATCTGTGATGGCGCTGACAGTATCTGAGCCCGTGAGGAGGGCCACGCTCTTGAAGCCACCGCCCAAGAGATAGCCGAGATAATTTGCGTTATAGGTAGCTGAGCCACTCCCCACCGTGGTGAGGTCGAGCCTGAGGGTGACTTGGCCTGTACGGCGGCGAACACGGGAGCCACTAGCCCAAACAGTGTCAGGCTCAGGAGGGAGGCCATAGGTCCCATCCCGCGCGTCATTACGCTCACTGACCACGGGGTCACCATAGATGATGATGGGGTCACGCTCACAAGGAATAGAGACATAGGTGAGGCCGCTGTTATCAGGAAGGCCTGTAGATGAGCCGAGAGAGCCGAAAGAGCTCTCAACAGCCACGCTTAAACTTCGGTGTGTCACGCTCATAGCGCCTCCAAATAAAGCAGGATGAAGGGGAAGGTGAGGACCAATGATAGGGCCTCTGTGGTGGGGTCAAGTATGGGCTCAGTTGTGGGCTCACCAGGGATCACGCTGACTATTCCCGTGGTGGCTAGATTATATTGAGGGCCTTTGAGGGTGACTAAGAGCGCGGCGGCGTCCTCAGCTATCATCCTCTCCATGAAGTGGAGCTCCCCTATGTCATACCTGACCCTGAGGTTGATGGTGGCGCGCCGCCTCCCGCTGAGCCCCGCCTCACCATCATCTATGCCAAAGCTGTCAAGCCTCAGCTCAAAAAAGCGCGTGGTGTGCTGATGGGCCTCAAGAGGACCCACGCGCCCTGAGCTGTTGATTGAGACAAAGCCGTGATGGTTGTCAGTCTTGGGAAGGGTGGCCTCTATCTGTGTTTCAAGATAGTCGAGCGCCTTATATATGCCCTGGCTCATCTACGCCCCCTCTTGATCTTCTTGGCTAACTCTAGCTGTACCGCTGAGACTAACACATCCACGTCTTTAGGAGAGAGCCCAATAAACTCACGCTGAGCATTGACCTTGTAGCCATAGCTCCTGACATGCTGAGTCAGCCCAATGATAAAGCGGCTGTCTGTGGCCTCTAGTACCATGAGGTTATTCATTAGGATGCCACTGAGGGTGAGGTCTACTAGCGCGCTCGATCCCGCCCCATGGCGGCGGCTCTCACGCTTATATTGGTCATAGCCGCCCTTATAATAGACGCTCTGGCCCGTCCGTGACACGCGTCCCCCTTTGGGCTTTAGGCGCGCGCCTCTGTAGGCCACATAGAGGGGCTTCTTTGAGTAGCCGTCAAACGGCTGACCATTGGCGTCAATCCCCTTAGAGGTCCTCAGCTTGATAGCCGCCAGGGTGTTGAGCGCCAAGCGCGCCGAGTCCTGAGCGGTCCACAGAGATGTGGGGAGGTTGAGATTGACACGCGCGCCCATGATTAGTGCCTCATGCCACGGGTGGGGGTGAAGGTCTTGTCATAATCTGACTTATTGTAAGAGCTCCATGAGGCCCTGAGGTCACGCGCGCTCCCGCCCTTCTTCGCCACGTCTAGCTCATTATCGTCCACCACGTTGTCACCGTCACGGTCTAAGGCGAGCGAGCGAAGGCTAATATCCATGAGATCCTCACACCGTTGTCTCATCACATTGGCGTTATCCATCTGGCCAATCATCTCATAGACGCGCGCGGCGGTGCAGTAGGCGTGGGCGTTCATAAATGAGCCCGCGTTGAATACTTCATCCTCTGTCACGTCAGGCTCATCCTTCAGGTGATCTCTCAACATGAGGATGATCTCTTGGAGGGTGGCATCTATCTGAGGCTCAAATGAGCTCTGACGGCGTGGGATCATGTCAGCTAGCTGAGGGAATTGAGCCACAAGCTCATCATGTGAGAGCCCCGTGTCAAATGGTCGAGGCGTGACCTTGAGGAGGCCCTTCTCAAGCTTGCTCTGAGTCTGTTGACCAAGGTCAAGCTGATAGCTCACCTGTAGTGGGTAATAGCCTGAGGTGTTGGTGATGGTGGAGGGAATAGTCCCATACCACATCCCAAACACTAGGAGGGCTGACACGCTCAGATCTATCTCACGCGGGAGGGGCTCAGCCAGAATGGCCGTGGTCCCCACCATCCTCACCACGGTGACTGAATAGATGCTATCCCCATCAGTGACTAGATAGGCCTTGAGCTGATCAGCTTGGAGCGCGCTCGCTTGGCTGTTGACCGTGAGCGTCCTCCTGTCATTAGCTATGGCCGTGACCGTGGCGTCTGCTCTCGTTTGGGTGAGGGTGACAGGTGAGGAGCTCCCCACTGTCATAATGGGCGCGCCATCAAGAGGGCCAGGGGCGGTCCACTCGAAGATCCTTGTTTGACCTGTGACTGTCTTAATCATCTCGCTCCCCTGTTGGCTTTGCTTATATCTGAGGCGGTGGCCATGTCGAGCCCCGCCGCCTCAACAAAGGTGTCAGTCACGGGGCTCCATGAGTGTCTACAATTATAGCCGCCGCCTGATGTTTTAACAGGTAGACCTTGGTTATTATCTAGCTGTCTCATTTGCTTCTCTGTGACCACCTTGTTTATGAGCGGTCTACAGAAGGAGCGGGTCACCCCATCCCGTGGTCCTGTGTAGAGATAGAGATCCATCTCATAAGCCTCAGCCGCCTTGGCGGTCACCGTCCTCCCATAATTAGAGAGTTGGGTTCTGACCTGTGTGAGCTGAGTCCCTGTGGACTGCTCAAGCCTCTGAGTGAGGCTAGACATGGCGCGCCCCACAGGGACGCCCACGCTCATCCCTTGGAGGGAGCTCCTCACGCTTGTGAGGGTGTCAGGGATGATCACATCTTGAAAGACCTGGTCAGCCGTTGAAATCTTCAACGCCTCAAGGTCAGGAACGTCACTCTCATCAGCGCCACCTATGACCACCTGTAAGGTGTCAAGCGCCGTCTGAGTGATAGCATCTTCAGCCTTCACAAAGTCCTCAACAGCAAGCCCAAGCCCGCTCCTGATAACAAACTCCATGAGCTCATCTCTGCTCAGCATTAAGAGCTGATCAGGTGAGGTTATCTCGACAGCCGCCCTGAGGTTACTGACAAGCTCACGCTGTGACCGCTGAAGGTCTCGCCTAAATTGGTCCTCTGCTTTTATGAGAACTTTTAGGCTGTTGATCTTCGCTTTGATGATCTGCCCATATGGACCCGACAAGTCACGGAGCTGAGCCGTGAGGTCATCCACCGCCTTCTGGTCAGCGTCTGACTTCTCAGCTAAGAGGGTGGCTTGAGGGCGTCCACATGAGCAGAGCACAGATCACCTTAGAGGCAGTCCGTGAGGACAAAGCCGAGCTCACCATCAATCACACGGTAGAGGTGGCTCTCGTCTGCCCACACGTTACGGCGGGTGAGGTCAAGCGCGTCATACTGACCCGCCTTCATGCTCTCAAACTCCATGTTGGCCGCCGCCACAGGCATCATACGCACACCGCCGCGTGACTGAATAGCGTCAGAGCCCTTGAGGATACCCATGAAGATGGAGTCACCCGTCCAAATGTAGCTCTCAGAGGAGGCCGCGCCAGGGATGGCAGTGTCACGGCGCGCCGCTCCAACGTGGATGTTGGTGATGCCGAGGATATCACGGAGGACGTTGATCACAGCCTCATCAGAGAGGAGGAGTGAGCCGCCGCCCGCCACGCCGCTTGGAGTGGTCCCGACTTGGAAGTATCCACGGAGCTCCCCTGAGCGAGCGAGTGAGCGGAACACCTCACGGCCAAGGATGAGGGTGTCAGCGTTGAGGCCGTGGGCGTTCTCAAACACAGTATCCTTGAGCTGATGGAGATAGCTCAGAGGCTCAGCGCCCGCCGCGTCAAACTTGCCGCCAAACTGAGCGGTTGAGGTGGCGGTGTTGAAGTTGCTCCCATCAAAGAGCACGTCAGCGGCGCGCTTCTCCTTGGCGAGCTTCATTACGCGCGCGACCTTCTTCACAATGCGGGCCTCCTCAGAACCAGGGTACTGAGAGTCCACAATGTCCTCCATAGCGATCCCATCCTCTGCTGAGTAGATGTCACAGCGATAGGTGAGGGAGCTACGGTCAAAGCCGCCAATGCGAGCGCGTGAGGCGCCAGGAGCGCGCTCGAGGTCGAGCCCCGCGCCCGCGCCCATGAAGTTACGGCTGTTCTCAATGAGGAGGGTCCCTGACCGCTGAGGAACCTTGATGTTCTCACAGACCTTGTCAGCGATAAGCTGATTGTCTGAAGGGACCGCCTCAGCGACTAGGTTACTGAGGATCTCATCAACAGGGTGGATATTACGATATGAGCTAGCCATTTTGGATCACCTCCTTAAGCGAGCGGAGCAAGGCCACGGCTGAAGCAGATGAGGATCTGCTCATTAGCGGAGGCGCTA